CAGACTACGAAACCAAACCTTGTGCAAGAGGTAATTCTAATGGCTTCAACTACTTTTTCCGGGCCGGTAACAAGCACTAATGGCTTTGTCGGCGATATTAAAGTCCCCAGCTACACTGTAGCTGCACTCCCAGCGGCAGCTTCGGCAGGTGCGGGTACTGTTCTGTATGCGTCAAACGCCCTGAAGGCTTCTGAAACTACAGGTAATGGTACAGGTAACCTTGTATTTTCCGATGGTTCTAACTGGATTCGTGTAGATACTGGCGCAACTGCATCTGCTTAATGAGGTGACTTATGAGTGATAGGTTTAAAAAACCAAGCGCTGAAGAACTAGCAGCTCGTGGGTTAAATCCAGATGGTACACCCAAGAAAAAAGCTACCCCAAAAATTAAGGCTACTAAGCCGAAGGAGTAACCTATGTCAAGCTCTGATGTTTCCAGTAAGCGAGTCACAGGTACCGGTTCTCTTGGTGTAGGCCCAGCGCGTGTAAGGCAGATACAAGTTCTTACAAGCGCAGGAGCGGGTAGACTTACTGTTACTAATGGTAATGGTGGGGAAACTCTGTTGGACATAGACTTTCTAGCTTCTGATTCCCACTCAGTAAACATTCCTGATAACGGGATTAGATTTAGCAATGATGTCTATGTGACTACTGCTACCAATATAACCGCAATGACTGTGTTCTATAGCTAGGAGATTCTTATGCGTCGCTATTATAAAGCTGGCGGTAAGGTCGACAAACAAGCTATGGCTTGCAACAAGCCAAGGCGTACTCCTTCACACCCAAAAAAGTCTCATGTAGTTAAAGCATGTGAGGGTGGGAAAAAGAAGATAATACGTTTTGGCGAGCAAGGCGCAAGTACCGCCGGTAAACCTAAGAAGGGTGAATCTGCGCGTATGAAAGCAAAGCGTAAATCCTTCAAGGCCCGCCACGGACGCAACATCAAGAAAGGTAAGATGAGTGCGGCGTACTGGGCCGATAAGGTTAAGTGGTAGGCTATGCCGAGTAAAAGTAAAAAACAGCATAATCTTATGGTAGCTGTAGCTAATAACCCTAAGTTTGCTAAACAAGTTGGAATCCCACAGAGCGTGGGTAAAGACTATGAAAAGGCTGACGAAGGTAGAAAATTTAATCGAGGTGGAGAAATGTCAAATTGCGGTACTAAAAGAATGAGAAGCGGTGGTATGACCGGTTATCACAAAATGCCTGATGGTTCTATGATGAAAGATTCGGAACACAAGGCTAAAGGCTACAACGACGGCGGTAAGGTTATGTGCCGGGGTAACGGTATAGCCCGTAAACGACCTACAAGTATTAGATGAAGCGCTACTATAAAAAAGGCGGTACGGTAAAAGATGCGTGTTATCGTAAGGTAAAGGCGCAGTATAAAGTTTTCCCGTCTGCCTATGCTTCTGGCGCTATTGCTAAATGCAGGAAAAAGAAAGCCAGTGGCGGTTCGTAAAACCAAAAAGGGTGCAGCCCTTAAAAGGTGGTTTAAAGAGGACTGGAAGGACGTTCGGACAGGGAAGGCTTGCGGGCGTCAAAAGGGTGAAAAACGTGGTACGCCGTATTGTAGGCCCACTAAGAGGGTGTCTAGTAAGACCCCTAAAACAGCTTCTGAAATGACTTCAGCAGAGAAGAAGTCAAGAGTAAGTCAGAAAAAACGCTTGGGGCAGCCAGCGGGCAAACCAAGAAGAGTGCAATCGCTAAAGCGAAAGACAGCTAGGAAGAAGAAATAATGGCTACATCAGGCACTACAGCATTTAATCCAGACTTCACTGAAATAGCAGAAGAAGCGTGGGAACGTGCCGGTAGAGAGATGCGTTCTGGCTATGATTTACGTACTGCCAGACGGTCTATGAATTTGCTGACTATAGAATGGCAAAATCGTGGCATAAATATGTGGACTATTGAAGAAGGCAGTGTAGCTCTTACTTCAGGCACAGCTACTTACAATCTACCCGCTGACACCATTGACTTACTAGAACAAGTTGTGAGAACGGGTGCAGGTAGTGTAAGTACACAATCTGATCTAAATATGTCCAGAATAAGTGTTTCTACATACTCGTCTATCCCCAATAAACTATCACAAGGTCGCCCAATACAACTTAAGGTTGAGCGCGGTAGAGATAATCCCTCTGTTACTGTTTGGCCTGTACCTGACAGCAACAACTACACACTTGTTTACTGGCGTATGCGTAGGATCGAAGACGCTGGGGCGGGTGCAGAAACAGCAGATATGAACTTCAGATTCTTACCATGTTTAGTATCTGGGTTGGCGTATTATATAGCGCAAAAAGACCCAGAATTAATGCCTAGGATACCTATGTTACAGGCTGAATATGAAAGGCAGTTTGATTTGGCAGCGGGAGAGGATAGAGAAAAAGCCTCGGTAAGGTTTGTCCCACGTATGTTTAGGGCTATGTAATGGCTAGATATAGTGCTGCTGTTAATGCTATTGCGATATGTGATGTGTGTGGATTTCAGTATCGTTTACGTGAACTGCATAATTTAGTGCGAAAGGGTAAGGAAACAAATATAAAGGCTTGCCCTGAGTGTTGGAACCCAGATCATCCACAGTTACATTTGGGTGAATTTGTAGTAGAAGACCCACAGGCTGTGCGTGACCCAAGACCAGATTCAGCCGAATTAGAAGTTAGTAGAGATATTCAATGGGGTTGGAACCCTGTAGGATTAAATGGTAACGATGGACTAACTCCAGATAATTTAGAAGGTTCTGGAGCCGTAGGAACTGTAACAGTATCAACAGATTAGGTGATTAAGATGAAAATAAGTAAAGTAAAGAAAATGCCGAACCAGCCTAAAGTATATAAAGTTGCTGATTGCTGTAATCAGCCGATCAATATGAAAACTTCGGGTGTTAAAACTCGTGGTAACGGAGCAGCTATTAAAGGCACTATGGCCCGTGGCCCTATGGCGTAAGAGGTAATTCTGGTGAACTACACCGAGTTAAAAACTAATATCCAAGACATTTGTGAGAACACTTTTACAGATGACCAGCTTGCTATGTTTACAGAACAAGCGGAACAGAAGATATATAACACTGTACAGATACCTGAGTTGCGTCGAAACCAGACAGGTAACGTGACTTCTGGGAATAAATATCTGATATACCCTACAGATATGTTATATGTGTTTTCTATAGCGGTAACGGATGACGACGGTAATTTTCAATACTTACTTGATAAAGATGTAAATTTTGTTCGTGAAGCCTATCCTAACCCAAGCACTACTGGACTCCCTAAACACTATGCGTTCTTTGACGATACTGCATTTATCTTAGGGCCGACACCGGATAGTAACTACGTAGTAGAGCTTCACTATGGCTACTATCCAGAGTCCATTGTTACCGCCGGTACTACTTGGTTGGGGGATGAATTTGACTCTGCCCTACTAAATGGTGCGTTGGTAGAAGCTATCAGGTTCCTCAAAGGTGAACCTGATATGGTCGCTTTGTACGATAACATGTATGCACAGTCTATTGCGCTGTTGACTAATCTTGGTAGCGGTAAGATGCGCCAAGATGCGTACCGTTCTGGTCAAGTTAGAAGGAAGGTAGCGTAATGTTAGGTAACACAGCAAACAATGAGCTTGGTGCAGATATAAAAGTTTTTACCACAAACAACCGTGGACATACACCAGAAGAGCTTGCAGAGCGGGCTATGGAGAAGTTAATCTCTGTTAGTGAAACAGCCGATCCAATGGTCAAGGCACAAGCGATGGTGTTTAAGGATCATATAAGAGAGTTAATTACTTTTTATATGAAAGAAGCGATTCGCTCAGATAGGACAACTATTTGCGCTGAGTTAGCAAAACAGGGCCACGCTGACTTGGCTCGAATTATTAGCAAAATATGAGGTAATAATCATGGCAATTACACAGGCAATGTGTACTTCTTTTAAGGTTGAAATGCTTAATGGTATTCACGCCTTTGGTACTACAGTGGCTCGTGCTGGCACAACAGCGGATACAATGAAAATTGCCCTGTTCACTAGCTCTGCTACTTTAGATGCGACCACAACGGCGTATAGCACGTCTGACGAAACGTCTGGAACAGGGTATGTTGCAGGAGGTAATACTCTTACTACTGTAGCCCCCACAAGCTCTGGAACAACTGCGTTTACTGACTTTGCGGATACTACTTGGTCTTCATCGACTATTACCGCCAGAGGCGCGTTGATCTATAACAGCACTCAGTCTGATAAGGCAGTTGCTGTACTGGACTTCGGTTCGGACAAATCATCCTCTGCGGGTGACTTTACCATTGTTTTCCCAACGGCGGATGCTAGTAACGCGATTATACGGATAGCCTAGTATGGCAGACGTAAGAGTCGTATTTGAGGGTTGGGGTCGAGGCCCGTGGGGTTTTGGCCCGTGGGGAGAAGGTAGCTACGGCACCTTCGAACTCACTACGTCTCTTGGGGAAGAATCTGTAACCACCGGCGTTAGCGTTAGTCTTACGGGTGTTCAAGGCACTACAACTCTAGGTAATGTTGTTGCTAATGCTGATGGGAATGTAGATGTATTAGGTCAAGCCGCTACAGCAGAGCTTGGGACTATAACCGTAAGCGCCGAGGCTAATGTAAGTATTACCGGTGTAGCCGGAACTACGGCGCTGGGTACGGCAACTGCGACGGGTGATGCTAATGCAAACGTCAACGGTGTTGAAGCTACCTCTGAGTTAGGTACAACTTCAGTCACCGCCGATGCTAATGTAAGTGTTACAGGGGTTGTAGGTACTAGCGCGTTAGGTACG